GTTGTTCTTGTGTCTCAGTTTGATTAAGAGCAGCTTGTTCCTCTTCGACTTCTTTAACATAATCGTCGAGCAAATCTTGTTGCCCAGGGCCGATCATTTCAGGACTTGGTGTGGTGGTCATTGTTGTTCTTCAGTAGGTTGAGGTTGAGCCATCTCTTGACTCGTAGCAGCAGCATTAGCCAACTTTTGAGGGTCAGCCATGCCCGACTGCATTGCTTGTTGCATCATTGCTTGTTGTTGTGCCTGTTGTTGTTCCATCGCAATCTGTTCTTCAGTCTTAATCAGACCGTTTAACTCCATGCCCATAGATGATGCAAGCCTTCTAATCAATTCGCTAGTGTCAACAAACGTACCTATTCCTTCAGGGCCAATTGTTTGTTGAAGTATTTGCATAAATCTTGCAGTCTTTTCAAGATCATTTGATCTGCCTAATGCTCTCAAACCAACTGATATAACTGGCTTGACAAGATCATTAGGTAGCGTTGGAAGCCTGCCTCTTCTTGTTAGTAATACAAGCTTTCTTGCAATGTATGGACGTACAAGTTCTTGAGAAAGAATTGAGAACACGGAACCGAGGGCGGCTTCGATTTGCTGTATTAAAATTCTGTTTTCTTCCGCGGTCACACGTTCCGCATCTCTCGGATTATGCAACATCAGACTTTGAGCAAGCCTCGCTTCTACTGTCGCCAAGCTCTGAAGAGCCACCTGCATGTCATTTCCTTTTTCCGTCCTGATCGTAAAGACATCATCAGGATTACCAGCTAGGTATGCACCATTCGCTGCCTCTGCCAGCTTCTTAGGATTAACAACACTACTAGGTTTAACAAGGTGTTTTGTTTGTGCTGCGATCAATGCACCTTCTGTGATGGCCTGACTTAATGCTTCTGCTGTTCTTAAATCAGCTAGACATACAGCTTCGATATAAGAAGGCGAATAACTTTCACCATCAATTCGATACATCCTCAAGGGCAAAAATGGACTCTCATCTATAGGTGCTGATCCTCTTTGTCCCTCAACTTCTACCCCTTTAACTTCCTGATACCAATTGACTTTATTAGTCTCCCAATAAACATGTGTATAAACTTCAATATTTTTTTGATAATCAGGAGAGTCTTCCCCTGGGATTAATCCTTTAACTTCACCATCTTCATCAACAAGCATTTGCTTTACTGCTTCTGGTAAAGCCTGATAACCAATCTTTTCGCAGATCACACATTCAAGAGGGTTGCCGATAGCATCTCTTTTTAAAACATATTTCCTCATCGGAAAGCATTTCAGCCCATCTTTTTCGATATAGATAAGAGCGTTTCCATAGACCACTAAATGAGTTAAAGCCTCTTGAATAGCTAGTCGGTCATTGGAAGTTTCAACATCATTCAATACAACTCTTTCTAATCTTGCTAACGCCAAATCAAATTCAGTTTTCTGTTTCGCTAGTTCCTCTGGCGGTGTGCCTGCTTGCAACAGTTGTTGTTGTTGCGTTGCCATTTTTATTTCATCAATCGTCAATCTAAATATCTGTTCCGTTGGAGGTAGTAATGATAAAAGTAATTTGGCTACAATTGTCTGCACACCTTTCTGTCCCACTCCATTCCAAGGGTTTCGTTGGATGGAATTATCTCTTTGACCAAAGCCATCACTATCTGTAATGAGATAAGGCAGAGTAAAACTTGCACAGGTATCACCTTTCTCTACTTGTGCATTGCGTTCTGATTCGAGCGCTTTATATGTGGCAGCGCAATTGCCTGTTCGTAGTTTCATTTAGCCTCCGAGGTTGACACCAACACCTGAATCCTCTGGTGAGAATCCAACTTTTAAATTCTTTGTAGGTGAGGTATATCTTGCAACGCTTGTTTCTCCTTTTTTTAATTGACCTTTACCAGCTTGAGGCGCTTTGTTTTTCTTCTTATCCTTTGTCGCTAGTACTTGCAAAGACTGACTAACCGATTGATTAACTAAATTTTGTTGTTGTATCTTTTTTTTCTCTGCTTCATAAGCTGCCTGTTGAGATGCTTTGGCTGCTGTGAAAGCAGCTTGTGTTTGATTCTGCTCAGCAACAATAGCTTCTTGCGCTTTAGTGAAGTTATCAAGAGTAGTTACTTGTTCGGCAGCTTTAATTTCTAACAAAGCATTGTTTTCATTAATAATATTTTGATTTTCTATTGCAAGTTGATTAAGTTCTTCTTGTTTTTTGGCGGCTTCTCTAGCTTTTTTCCTTTGATTTCTGCCTAAACACATGATCTATACCCCTAAGTTAAGTGTTGATCCTGCTGCATTGGCAGAACCACCTTGACTAACTTTCAGCGTTCCTTTGTTCTCATCTTTCTTCTTTTTCTTAATTGATTCTGTAATCTTTGCATTAACAGGATCACTTTGAGTTGTTGTAACTGAATAAGTGGGCTTATTAATTGGCATGTTGGCTAATGCTGCTGCTGCTGCTGCTTTGTCAGCATCTAACTCATCTCTTAAAGTTTGTGCATTTTCGTTAGCAGTATCAATTTGTGCTTGCAAAGAGTCTGCAAATTTCTTATTTGTTTCGTTTGAAGTCTTTATAAAATTGTCAATCTTTGCTTGATTAGCATCCAGATCTTCTTGGCTAGGGCCAATGTATTTAATCTCTGGAGTTTTAACAGATCCGAAACACATAATCTTAATAAGTAGTGAGGTTGGTGTTTAAGCCAGCGCCTTTGCCCTGGGACGTAGATTTCTTTTTCGTTATTTTTAAACTATTTTTCCCTTTTGGTTTTCCTTGGCTGCTGTCTTTATCTCTTCCGACAATTGGTGCTTGTGCTGTTTTCTCTGGTGGTGGTGCGCCTATTAAATTGGCCATCCTTAAAGCATTTGCCCTTACATCATTTGCTTGCTCTATTTTAAAATCTCTTGCTTCTGTTAATACTTGTTGTTGTGCTGCTAATGCAGTATTCAATTCACCCTGCTTAAGCATTGCCGTACTATTTTGCGTCTGCTGCATAGCGGCAATTTGCAAATCAGCCTGAGCGTCATAAGCATCGGTCTGAGGAACAGTAATTGTGGCTGCGCTGCCTCCACCCATGCACATTTAGATCACCTCCAAGTTAACTTCATCAGTTTTCTGCTCTTCAAGAAGCATCTTTAAATAGGCAATCACCTCTTGTTGACCGATCATTACATCAAGTTCTCGATGGGTCATAGACCTAAGAGGATTACTTGGAAAAGTATCCTCTAATTTCTTGATTAAAGTTTCAGTAACAAGAGGCTCAAACACCTGCAACTATGCAGAACAATATCAGTTTATCGGTGGATTCCAAATTAGGGGAGTATTAGTTTTTAAGTTGTATTCTCCTTGCCTTAATATTCGAGCGCATCTTGCTTGACTTAAAGCAAATCTTTCGTCAAACCCTGCCTTCTCATAAGCGGCTAAAACGCTGTGCCACATATCATTTTCATTTTTACATTTAGCAAGTATTTTACTAGCACCTACTTTCCCACATTTTTTTAAGCCAGGATAAGAATCTGTTGCATCTCCAGATAAAACTTGTGTAAAGAAAGCATGATCGGCTGCATATTTTGTTACTTCTATTAATTCTCCACCCCTGAGATGCAGTCCAGGGATAGTCAACATGTCTTTATCTTCAGAGACAATCACATCATTTGGACAATACAAAACACCCATAACATCATCACCTTCAATTCCCTCTAAAGCAGCAGAAGGAAACTTCTCTTGCAGTTTCTTTTTAAACTCTGCGTAGCCTGCTGGAATTGATCTTAATTTCTTTTTTCGATCACTTTTGTAGGTATCCCAAACGTCATAGCGAAAGCTTTTCCCCTGACCCCAACAAAGAACTAATCCATACTCAGGTAATAGATCATTAATTATGTGTAGCTGGTCAGTAAAGTTAGCTAACGCCTCTTGATAATCAATGGTGTAATGCCATGTATCAGGGTGATTCTCTTCATCCCATAATGTATAATTTTCTGTTGCAAATGCAGATTTAATAGAGAATAATTCTGCATCAATTAGTGCCATCTTCATATCATCTTTCTCCTACAACAATGACTCTTACGTTTGGATGCTCTTTAGAAAGTTCGGCAACTGCTTTTCTTTTTGCATCGGCTGGATTCTTTGCAGTGTATATCTTTTCAGCACTCCCAAATCTCATCTTAGGTGAGTTATATCTAACTCGATAGAGTTTATAATCACCCAAGAAAGGATCATTAGAGGTAGCTGGAATTGTTTTTCCCATGTTGTTCATTAAATGTTTTTAGATCTCTAAAGTTAAAGTCGTTAAATTCTGGATGT